AAGCAAAACAAGTAAAAATTTACAAGATATTATTTCAGATGAAAAAAAGTTAGATGAGTTTAAAGATCAATATAAAAAACAATATGGTGTAAGTCAAAAACAAAAACAAAAGCCTGAAGTTAAAGAAGCAGTAGAAAAAAGATTAGCAGGTGAGATAACAGGTAAAGAACAAAGAGATATTACAAAAAAGTTTTTACCTTTAGAACCTATTACTAAAATGGTTAAAGTACCTTCTTTTGAAGATATAGCTGGATCACTTACAAAAGATAAAACACTTAGTAAAGGTATTATTAATTTAAATACTGAATTAGAAGTTGGTCAAAGAGTTTCTTCTAGATTAGATATTCCAGCATATGAAAATTTTGATACATGGGTAGTTTCATTCCATGATGGAACAAAGCAAGGTGGTAAGTCTATTGGTTATGGTAAAACTGCAAATTTAACAAATGTAGATTTTAGTTCATCAGCAAAAGCAGCTTCTAATATAGCAAAAGAGAAAACTGCTAAAAGTACTATTGCTAGAATGTATGGTGATTATAATAAAGTTCCTGATGAAGATGTAGTAGCAAGAGCAGAAAGAATATTAGCAGGTAAAGTAGAAGATAGTAATAAATATATTGATCCTGAAGATGGATCAGAGTGGATACAAGTAGGAATGAATCCTTATCGTGCAAGTTATTTTGTAGATAAAAATACAGGTACTCCACTAAAATCTGCAGAAGAAATGATTCAAGTAGGTCCACTTGTTTTTGCAAACGGTTCACAACGACTAAAACCTTCAGACTTTAAAAAAGACAAATCATTAACAACGATAACAGATGCAGGTAAAACAATACCTTTTAAAAAGGGTGGTTCTGTGGTAGAACGTAATCCTTACAACTATACAGCAAAGGCAATATAGAACATGGCAACTGAACGCAATCCGTTTGATCCTATTCCTTCAGTAGAACTTTCAGTCGTAGAGATTGAAACTGAAACAGAAGGTACTGAAGCAAGTATGGAATATGATCCTAGTGATGGTGGTATTGTAGTAGAGTTTAAAAGTAATTTAGATGAAGGCTTGTCTGACGAACAGATCAAAGAGGAAGACGAAGAGTTTTTTAGAAACTTAGTAGATGATTTGGATGAAGACGCTCTTGAAGATATTGCTATTCAAGTACATGATAACTTTACTGCAGACAAAGACAGTCGTGCAGAATGGGAAAGTATGTTTGAACGTGGCTTTGATCTATTAGGTCTAAAGCTGGAAGAAGCATCAGAACCATTTGAAGGAGCATGTACTGCAGTTCATCCAATCCTTATTGAGTCAGCAGTTAAGTTTCAGTCAAAGGCAACACAAGAATTATTTCCTGCGAGTGGACCAGTAAAGTCTCAGATCATTGGTGAAGTATCAGAAGAAAAAGAAAAACAAAGTCATAGAGTCAGAGACTTTATGAACTACCAGATCACTGAACAAATGCCTGAGTACTTTGACGAGTTTGAGCGTATGCTCTTTCACCTGCCACTTATTGGATCAGCATTTAAAAAGATTTACTTTGACAGCAGTTTAAACCGACCTGTATCAGAGTTTGTACCTATTGATCAGTTCTATGTGTCCTACTATGCTACCGATCTACGCAGAGCAGATCGCTACACGCATGTTATCTATCGCTCACCAGTAGAAATGCAGCGTGACATGGCAGCAGGAATGTATGCAGAGGTAGACCTACCTGAAGCAAGCACACCAGAGTTTGCTCCTATCAGCCAGAAGATGGATACAATCATGGGATTGTCTCCTTCTGGTAGTCACGATCCACAGTACGTTCTGCTTGAGCAACACTGTTATCTTGATCTTCCCGGTAAGTTTGAAGACGATGATGGTTTGTCTCTTCCTTACATTGTTACTGTTGAAGAACAAAGCCGACAGGTTTTATCTATTCGTAGAAACTATAACAAGGATGATCGACGCAGAGAAAAGAAAATCTTCTTTACTCATTATCGTTTTGTTCCCGGTTTTGGTTTCTATGGTTTAGGTTTAATTCACTTCCTTGGTAATCTTACAATGACTGCAACTGCAGCAATGCGTAGCTTGGTTGATGCAGGTCAGTTTGCAAATCTACCCGGTGGCTTTAAAGCAAAGGGTTTACGTATTGTAGGTGATAATGATCCTATTGCTCCCGGTGAATTTAGAGAAGTTGAAGCTACAGGTAATGATCTGTCTAAGATGATCATTAATCTACCATACAAAGAACCTTCACAAACTTTGTTTCAGATGCTTAATTTTGTTACTGCTACTGCACAGAAGTTTGCCGACACAACCGAACAGGTTATTTCAGATGCAGCAAGCTACGGTCCTGTTGGTACAACAATGGCACTGTTGGAAGCAAGTAGCAAATTCTTTAGTGCAATTCATAAACGATTACATAAGTCTCAGCACGATGAGTTTAAATTATTAAGTCGTATTAACTTTGAATATCTACCTGATGAGTCTATGGTAGATATTCCTAATGGTACAATTAATATCTATCGTAATGACTTTGATGGTAGGATTGATATTATTCCTGTATCTGATCCTAATATTCCTTCTTCTGCACACCGTATGATGATGGCACAGCTTGCACTACAGTTGTCTCAGTCAGCACCTCCCGGTATGTTCAATGTAGAAGAACTTAATAAGACAATTCTTCAGGCAGCAAACATTCCTAATCTGGATAAGATCATGCCTGAAAAACCTTCACCCATGCCTCTTGATCCTGTCAGTGATATTCAAGCTGCAGTTAAGGGTATGCCTATTCAGGCGTTCGTTGGTCAGAACCACGATGCACATATTCAAGTAAAGACAATGTTCATACAAGACCCAATGAACGGTGCTAATCCTATGATGCAACGTATTGTTCCTGTGCTACAGGCAAACATTCAGGAACATATGGTAATGAAGTATCAGGAACAAATTAGTGGTGTATCAAAAGAAATGATTGGACAGTATGGACCAGAAGCTGCAGCGGCAGGTGTGGACGTACAAGACCCACGACTTATGGAACAGGTTATTGCTGCTGCCGCACAACAAGTAGCACAGGCAAATCAAGCTGCAGCACAGATGCAAATGGCAGCTACACCTGAAGCACAAATGGTTCAGATTGAACAACAGCGTCTGGGTGTTGAACAACAGAAAGTTCAAACACAAATGGCAAAAGAAGCTGCTACTGCTGCTAATAAGAATCGTGAACTTGATCTTAAAGAAATGGAAATACAGTTAAATATGTTCAAAGAAGGTGCTAATCTTTCCAGTGCAAAAGAAGAAAAAGAAATGGATCGAAATGCAAAGAAAGCAATTGCAGCTTTGGATGCTCTTATTGATCTTGCCAAGACAGAAGCAAGCATTGATAAAGATAAGGCACTAAAGGCAGCAGACATGCTTACTAACTTTATTGGACAGACACGTAAAGGATAAGAGGTTTTGAACTTTTGGGATGAGTTAAATTTAAAGTACGAAGAAAAAATACTAGACTTAAAAAATTCTCTTGCATATGGCAACGCTTCAAGTTACGATGAATATCGACACGCAGTAGGTGTGATCGAAGGTGTGGAATGGGCAACTGAATGTCTCAAGCACATTGTAAAACAACGTATCTATGAAGAGGAGGATAACAACTAAATGCAAGCAGTACGTATGGATAAAGCAGTTGATGCTGCAGACTGGATAACAGATGAAGATGATATTAAGTTAGACTTAAATAGTCTTCCAAATCTTCCCGGTTATCATTTGCTGGTTCTACCAGTTGCAGTAAAACAAAAGACAAAGGGTGGTATTATTCTGCCTGATAAAGTAAAGGATGATGTAGCTTACCTAACTACCGTTGCTAAAGTTTTAAAGAAAGGTGACTTAGCTTATAATGACGAAGACAAGTTTCCTAATGGAGCATGGTGTGATGTAGGTGACTACGTTTGTTACGCAAAGTATTCAGGACAGAAGTTTATATATAAAGGTATGAAACTACTTCTTATCTTTGATGATCAAGTAATTATGAAAGTTGAAAAACCAAGTCTACTTGATCCTACATATCATCTTTCAAATTAAATTTGTATATTATAATAACTTATTGTACTATACTAATACAGCGGGTAAATTAAAACCAATTCGTTAGATTCGCTGCTAACGGGTAAGAAAGGAAAAATA